AAGATTGGTTGGATACCCGGCGAGAATTTGCGCCCCATGATCGAGGATGTCGATTCATTCGTGCAGAGAATCGGGCAGGTAACCGACACGCCGCTATCCTATTTCCAGCTCTCCGGGCAGATGGCCAGCGAGGGCACGCACAAGCAGCACGAATCGCGCATGATTGCCAAGGCTAGGGTAGCCAGCATTGAGCTGGGCACCTCTTGGGAGAACTGTATGGTGGTTGCCAGACGCCTCTACAATACGTTCGGTGCCGGTGGCTTGGACGAGAAGCAGCAGATCAAGACCTTGTGGGCCGATTTTGAGGTACGGGACGAAGAGGCGCATCTGACGGAGCAGTTCGAGCGCCTGAAGATGGCGGTCGAGGCCGGGGCCAATCTGGAAGAGGCGGCAAAGATCGCCGGATTCACAGACGAGCAGGCCGCAGGTCTGGCCAAGATCGACTTACTATACGCGCAGCGCATGACTGTGCAGAACCCAATGCTGGGAATGAATAATGCCCAAGGGCCAACTGATACAGTGGAGTGATGTTGAGCTGGCACAGATGGCCACCATTGGCGACCTGGATTCGCTCTACGAATGGTGGTATCTGTACATGCCAGCCAACCTGCATCACTACATCGACGTAATCGCCCTCCAGAGCTTGCAGGATGCGCCACAGACGCAGGAAGAGCTTCTAGCCATGCTAGATGTCACAAATGAGCGCCAGAGGCGCTACGCAGCGTTATTTGGCTTGGGTGGACTGCTCTTCTTCGCCGACTACAACTACTACAATCAAGACCTGCAACGATTGCGCTCGCCGCGTGGTGTAGTCTATGCCATGTCCAATCGCATGGATGAACGTGCGTGGGCCGAAACCAACAGGCTGCGTGATGGCGATATCTCCTGGAATCTCTGGCAGAACGGCATGGCCGACAGTGTGATCATGGCCAATCTCGCGGCCTACATGCTGGGTAGCGGATTTGATACCAGTGAGCAAGGAATGACCTGGATAAGTAATGAAATCCGGGGCGAACTTGGCTACTTTGCAGGCATGATTGGAGATATAATTAGCGGCAGGCAGAGGATAGACGGAACGTTAGGAAGGCGCATCGCACAATACTTCCACACAGCATATACCAAGTACATTGGGGCGCTGGTTAGAAGGCTGACGCCGGAACAATTTGAAGAGTATCGCAATATCCTTGGATTGGCAGAGCATTGCGGCCAATGCGAGGAAGAGACATCAAGAGGCTGGGTGCCTATTGGTATGCTTGTACCGATAGGGCAAAGGGATTGTTTAGGGAACTGCAAGTGTCACTATGAGTTTAGAAATCGAATTACAGGAGAAGTCTACTTCGGTTAGGGGGATATTCAGGAACGAGCTTGGCACATTCACCAATGTATCGTGGGAGCCTGCGCCGGACCTGCCGCTCGAAACATGGATTGACAGGATACGCGGATTTGATGCGGCGAGAAGGTCGATTAACTTCTACATAGGTGACGGGTTGAATTGGGGAGAGATGGTTTACGGCGAGAGCTACGCGCAGATAGCAGATATGCTGGACATGCCCATATCCACCCTCTATAACATGAAGTGGGTATGCAGCAAGGTGCCGCCCTCTCTGCGCAGAGAGAATCTGGAATGGGAACATCACAAGGTAGTGGCCGGGTGCCGTACCTTAGAAGAGATGGATCATTGGCTAGGTCAAGCGGAGATAGCCGGGTACACATCCAGAGAGCTGATACGGGCCATGAGAGGGGAAGAGGTGGCGCTGATCGGCAGTATTGAAGCGACCTACAGGGGCAAGCGCAAGCTCTTGACAGAGTTCTTTTCGCTGGCCGTATCCAATCAGGAAACGATAGACAAGTGGCTGGAATCGCTGGACCGGGAAGAGATCAACAGGTTGCTTGACGGGGAGTTGGACGAGTCGCTTATAAGGCTAAAGGCCATACTGGATATCCTACGCCTTTATTGACAGATTCTATGTTGCTCTCTATACTGCATATTGTATGACAAATGCAAAGCAACATGGACCGGCGTCTGAAGCGCCTACCGTCACTGGAGAATACGCCACCTGCCAAGTGTGCGAGATACAGTGGCAAGTTCGGGCCGAGTCCGACAAAAAGGGTTGTCCTTGGTGTGGAGCAGGAGAAACGGCCATCTTAGTTCACAGAGAGGACAGTGATGAGTGATTACACTACCTTCACGAACGTTTCCGTTACTGGGAGTTTCAAAATCAATGATCACATCTCGCACCCTGTCATGGTTGCCGATGTTGACGTTGACTGTTCCAGTAGCGGCACTGCGCAAACCGCAGCAATCGTGACCGTGCCAGCCGACAGCATTCTGCTTGACGTTACCGCAGTAGCAACTACGACATTTGATGGAGACACCACGACCACCTTCGAGGTGGGTGTGGCGACCAATACGGACAAGTATGTCGATCCATCTGATTTCGATCCGGCATCTGCGCCATCACAGCAGAGCATGATCGGCGGCACAAACAATGATCAGAAGAACCCTGAATATATTTCAGCAGACACGGCCATTATTGCCACCTGGACCAACACAGCTAGTGCAAGCGCCGGGGCCGCATCGGTACGTGTCGTTTATATCCCGCTTGCATAGGTAAACAATGACTGAAGATGTGACCCAGAAGGTCGATGGCGAAGGTCAGGACGACAGCGCCAATGGTAATGATGATTTGCAGCAGACGTTTCCGCGAAGCTATGTCGAGCAACTGCGCAAGGAGTCGGAGAAATACCGCAACCGTGCCAAGGACGCCGAATCAGCTATCAAGGATTACGAGAAGCAAATCAAAGAACGGGACGACAAACAGCTTGAAGAGCAACAGAAGTGGCGGGAACTAGCCGAATCTCGTCAGCAAGAGCTGGAAGAGCTTTCTGGGTATAAAGGCAGATACGAGGATATGCTGGATAATATCAAAACCAGTAACGAACGCAGGATCGAATCAATCCCCCAAGATATGCGTACCCTTGTGCCGGACCTTGAGCCGATCTCTCTTGCTCAATGGCTCGACGCCAACACAGCACTTTTGAAGCGACCGGGCGCACCGGACCTCAACGCCAGTGCCGGGAATAATGACCGGCCTGGAGGACAGGAACCGTTGACGCAGGAAGAACTTGAAATTGCCAGAAAGCTGGGAGTCTCCGAAGAAGAATATATCAAACGAAAGAGGTAAATCATGGCTACGAGAGGCTTTGAATTCTCTGGTAACATCAATGGCCAGAACTCACCTCCTGTCATTCGTGACCTGCCGGTAGACGGCACTGGTGCGTATGCCAAGGGCGATCTGGTTTTGCTGAATAGTGATGGGCAGTGCGCTGCCGTCACAAATACAGCCGCAGAGCTTACCGGAGTAATCGCAGAGGCTCGTTCCAGTGGTTCGGATGGCGATGAGTTAAAGGTATTTATCTTTACCCCAACTCAAATCTGGAAGTGTTCAATGGACGCTACGTCCACAGCCGCAGTGGTTGGTTATACCAAGACCTGCGATGTGGCCGACGCCAACACTCTGGACGCTGACGATATCAGCAACGGGTCTTTTATTCTGTGGGACACCGGCACGGACGACGAAGGAAACGTACTCGCCTATGTCATTCCCTCAGATACCACTTTCGGGAACGCCTAAGAGGAGATAAGTCATGCCAGCTATCCAAGAAAACTGGGCAGAACTGCTTGAGCCGGGTCTGCGTAGTATTTTCGAGATTCAGCGGGATGCAATTATCGCTTCTTCGCGCATCCCGATGTTATTCAATGTCCTAACTTCATCGAAGGCTCAGGAACACGATCTGGGCGTCGGTGGGTTCGGGGACTGGACGGAGTACGAAGGTGTTATCGAGTACGATGAACATTCCCAGGGTTACAAGACGACATACACGCATGTCGAGTACACCAAGGGATTTGCCATCGAGCGTCGGCTGGTAGAAGATGACCAGTACAACATCATTCAGCAACGTCCTCGCGGCCTTGCCTTGAGTGCGACACGCACCAGAGAAAAGCATGCCGCATCCGTATTCAATAACGCTTTTAGCTCCAGCTATACCGGCGGCGACTCCGTTTCCTTGTGTAATGCGAGTCACCCCTATTCGCCCGTCAATGCCAGTACGCACGGCAATGCTGGCTCTACAGCTCTCAGCACCACTTCCCTGGAATCAACCCGGCAGCTTATGCGTGCCTTCGTTGACGACCGTGGCGAGATGGTGACGGTCAACCCGGACACGATCCTGGTGCCGCCTGAGCTGGAAGAGACTGCCTATATTGCCACGCGCACCCCGCAGGAAGTAGGTACGGCGAACAACGATCTGAACTTCCAGCGTTCGCAGGGATGGAAGGTAATCGTTTGGGATTACCTGACCGATGCGAACAACTGGTTCATGATCGATAGCATGATGGCTAAGATGTATCTCAAGTGGTTCGACCGTGTTCCGCTTGAGTTCGCGGCTGATCCCACGTCAGACTACAACCTTGTAGCTCGCTATCGCGGTTATATGCGATACAGCTATGGCTGGAGTGACTGGCGCTGGTTGTACGGCCACGCAGTAAGCTAAACCATGAAAGTTCTCACCCGTGATGTGAGAGTGCTATCTACTGGCATTGTGAAACGCAAGGGCAGTAGCGTGGGAATCGGCGAAGTACCGGCGACTGTATGGCAGTCCTGGTTGGACGAGGGCATCCTCACAGACGACGAAGATGCCCTTATCTCGCCGCCTGACACGTCAGAGCGCAGGAAAACTGCGTTAGAGGAAGAAGGGGTCATCGTGACGCGAGATGAAGTTACGGTGCCCCTTGACTCCCTCTCCAAAGAACGCCTGCAACAGATGGCTAAAGATGTTGGAATCCCACATTGGCATCTCAAGAGCAAGGAAACACTAGTTACTGAACTAGACAGACTCAGGAGATAAGTCATGGCCTTCACGTATGAAGCCGACTTTACGACCGACAGGGACAAGGTTCGGCACTACATTCGTGACACGGTGGAATTCGAGGGCAAGTTGCCTGCCGACGTGAACTTCTCCGATGCAGAAATCGAGGGGTTTATCACCGTAGAAGGTAGCTGGCAGAGGGCCGTCGCCGCCGCATTTGAGGCGCTCGCTGCGGCATGGATACCGCATGTCACTTATCAGGCAGACGAAGCGGCTATCTCACTCAGTCATGCGGCCAGGAATTACCAGACGCAGGCTGAGTATTGGCGTAAGCGGTATGGGCCGTGGCAGATGAATCAAATCTATCCGTCTCCCGGCAGTCTGGAAATGACCATTCAGGACGAGTATACGCCTGATGAGTAATGCCATCTCTCCCAGCCAGCTAAGGCAGATGCGTCGTAGCAATACGGAGCGCATGATGGATCGCGTGGTCATTATGAACTACACGGTATCCAAGGACGCCACCGGCCAGGAGATCAAGACCTACGCAGACGACCTGACGATTGATTGCGGGTTCGGGTTCTCGCCGTTCAAGTTCAGGTCCAGAGAACTAGGTACGCTGGGGGCCGAAGAGTCATCCGAAATCCTGGTCAGGGCGCGAGTTTCTATTGATCATCAAGATCGCATCAATACCACAACCAGACTGCGCCTGACGCACCGTTACGGCGTCAAGTTGGCCACCCCACAGACCTACGAGGTGCAGGGATTCAACGAGGTCGGGCCAAGCGGCATGGTGGTCAACCTGAAGAGGGTGCAGCTATGATCAATGTCCATTTTGAAATGTGGGCTGAACATGACGGCAAGCGCCTGCTGGAATCTAAAGCGCCGAAGGCGAACGAGCTAGAGCAGATGTCGCTGGCCGGTGCCAAGACGCTGCGCACCCTGGTTATCGCCGATATGCTCAGACCAAAGCACGGCAGATGGTATAACATTAACGGAAGGCCACATCAGGCGAGCGCTGACGGAGAGTCTCCAGCGGTGCTCACCGGGGCGCTGGCCGCGTCAATGCGTGTCGGGATTGCTCCCAGAAAGGGTAAGAATATTGGGCGTGCATTTCTCGCCGCCGGTCGTGGCTTGCCACGTCAATACGCCTTCTATCTGGAGTATGGTGCCCCGGCACATAATATGGCTCCCAGATCGCTCCTGCGCGGTGGCGCAGACAAGTATCGCTCAGAGGTCATCGGCGCAGTCACTGCCAAATATTATGCTATTGCTAGGGGCAAGAAGAAACCCATGCCCACCGGGTCTGATTGGATGGGCGGCATGTTCTGATGGCCACGATAGAGACTGCGTTCGTCACGTTACTGCTTGGTGAGTCATCCATCACTGACTTGATTGGCAATGAGCTGCATCCCAGCGTGCTGCCACCCCTGGCGACCACACCGGCAGTCACCTACAATCTGGTCTCCGGGTATGGCGGCGACACGACCGGGCCAGACCTGTGCATGAGCAGGTTCCAGCTAGATATCTACGATGACAGTATGCTGGTTGTGCTGAACGTAGGCAAGGCGATATATACCTTCCTGCGCCGGTACTCCGGCACTGTGGATGGAATTGCCATCTCTGATATCCAGTTGGATTATCGGCAGTCATTCTTTGAGGACGAGTCGAATATGTACCGACAGATTCAAGACTACAAAGTATGGAGTGAAGGCATATGACCAAGAAGAGCACGCCGCTCAAGAGAGCAGTATACACAGCTCGCGTCAAGATTGCGGAAGTGGACGGTAGCTACTACTACCCAGGTGACGAGACAACCCTGGAAAATCTTGACCCGGATTATATCGGGATGGCTCTGGCTAAGTTTTACTACACGCCGGATGACTGGAACAATGTACCGCAGGCCGTCAAAGACGCCTACGAAAAGTATAAGTGAGAATGAAAGTATCCGTCATTATCCCAAGCGCCAGACCTGACAAGTTGGTCGAGTGCGTAGAGCAACTTATCAAGGCGACTCCGCAAGGGGTGGAGATCATTACCGTGACCGACGATCCGCAAGAGATACCGGGCACGATTAACTATGCCAAGAGAGGCAACCCGGTCGAGCTGTGGAACTACGGTGCAAGCAAGGCCAGCGGCGACTACTTTGTGCTGGGGGCAGACGATCTCTGGTTCAATGACGGATGGCTTGAAGCCTCCGTGAGAGGCTTTGACGAACTTGGTGGGCACGGCCTAGTGGGATTCAATGATTTATCCCCGATGGCCGGGAAGATGGCTACGCACTACATGATCAGCAAGGGCTACGCCTGTGCAGATTGGGGTGGCGTGATGGTTATCCCGGCATACAAGGCGCAGTTCATCGACAACGAGGCTACGGTCAGGGCGGTCAGGGATGGCCGTTTCTATTACGCCGAAGATGCCATTGTCGAACACAGGCATCCGATCTGGGGCAAGGCAGAGAAAGACGAGATATACGAGAGAGGAGATGCTCGCTACGCCTATGGCGAGCGTGTATTCAACGAGCGACTGAAGGCTGGCTTCCCGAACGATTGGGAACCGTCATTCACCAGAACCGAACCCAAGGAAGGGTGGGGCACAGTTGCCGTGTCAGCTCGCGTATATAAGTTCCCGGAAGTGGATTTCTTCCGGTCCTGGACACTCATGCTGATGGGTGGCCTGCGCATTGGTGACATGGTGGTTCTGGGAGAGCCGGGATTACCAAGCCATCTGGCGGCAGGCAAGATTATCCGCGAATTCCTGTATTCGGATAGGGATTCGCTTTTGCTGATTGATGACGATATGGAATTCAGTCCAGATGCGCTGACGACATTGCGCAACAATCAGGATAACTGGGGCTACGACGTGGTACAGGCGTTTTGCACACATAAGTCCTATCCCCCGCACGCAGTCGTCTTGAGAGAGATGGCTGATCAACCAATCTTGCCAACATCGCTTGCTGGCAAGATTTATGGTAGTCTACGTGACATAGAAGATCATACAGTAATACAAGTGGATGCTGTCGGCCTAGCGTTCACTTTGATCAAGCGCCATGTGCTTGAAGCACTCATTAATGAATATGGCGCTACACACACATACGATTTTGTCCAGTGGGGACCGGGGACGACGGGAGAGGACGTGGATTTCTCTCAGAAGCTCCGTGGAAAAGGATTCGATCTTGCTGTAGATACGAATACGAAGGTTGAGCACATTGGCAAGGCCAGTTATGGCTGGAAGCAGTTTAAGCACTTCGTAAACGGGAGTAAGACATGACTCAATACACTGGATTCAACTTGGCCTGCACATTCGCATCGACGGCATTCGCCTGTCTATCAAGTGTGGACGTGGATATATCCGCAGATATCTACACTGCCGTTTGCGCTGGCCAGACATACAAATCCCGCGCAGCGGGTACGAACGACGCCACGTTTACCGTCAACTACATGATGGACACAAGCCAGAATGAGATTGACACGATGGTCCCCGGCACTACCGGGACGTTCACCCTTTCGACCAACGGGACCACTGGTTCGCAGTATTCAGCTTCTACGATTGTCGAGTCACACCGGCAATCTATTCCAGTAGAGGGGTACGCTGCCGGAACGGTCGTGTTTGGCGTCAATGGCGCTCTGACCATCACATAAGGAACGCATGGAATTCAATAGCGACTTACGGCAAAGACATCTCAAGCAGATGATGATTGAGATCAAGCGCAGGCAACCGGAAGAGTGGGAGAACCGCATGGAACTGCCACTCCCGGTTTACTACGACATCTTTATCAAATCTGGGATTGCTTCCGGCTGGATTACTGGCCTGACCGAAGAGGAAGTCGATGACTTCAAATGGGAACAGACGGTAGAAGTCGGCACCAAGCTGATTGAGATGCAAAACGAGGCTACTGATATCGAAAAAAACTGATATTGCAGGCCGCCGCTTGCGCCCAATTTCCAAACTCAACGGAAGTCCCAGAAGAGCTATCTATGGGATGGAAGTGGATGAGATGGGGCGTAATGGAAGAGGGCGGCGGTCTGCGAGATCAGCCAGCGGGTCTCGTTGACCGTGTAACTGCGGCAATGAATGTCTACGAGGCATTCAGGGATTACGTCGCAAACCAGGGCAGCAAGGACGATCCTGAGCGTTTAATCAGGTGGGTCCAGCGAAGTCCTGGTCAAATGAAAATAGTCGCTATGGTCCAGCGCATGAGGGACGGTAAAGATGCCTAGCTTCATGGGAATGTCCGGCGACCAGATTGCCGTTTTCATCAGGTCTGTCTTTGATGGAAAGGGTTTCCAAGAATTAGAAAAAGCCTTTAAGAAGGCCAGCACAGAGGCGAAAAAGGCCCGGAAAGATACAGAATCTTTCTGGGACAAAACCGCATTCAGTATTCCCGGACTAGGGAAGGATGGCGGCAGTCTTGCCATCACATGGGAGAAGGTCGCCATCGCCGCTGGTGGTGCCGCTGCCGCTATCGGCACTGCCGCAATCGCTACCCGAAAATACTATCAGCTCTCCGAAGAGGGAGCACAAAAGCGCCAGCTAGAGGAATCGTTCTTCCGCATTGTGCAAGGGGCCGGGATGTCGGCCACCGCAATCGACAAGATGACCGGCTCGGTGCAGAACACCATTCCCGATCTGGGCGTCATGTCCGGTGTGATGACGCTTATCGCCGGTATGACGCCGCGAGTCACCAAGGAATTCCTAGATAACTCAGGTGCCATCCTCGAAGTAGCCAAAGCCGCCAACAAATT